CCACGTTGCCATCACGTCGAACACCGGGCCCACGCCCGACCCCCGGTCATGGAGGAAGTCCAATGCGCCTGAAAGTGCTCCTCGCCTCGCTGCTCCTCGCCTCGATCGCCCACGCCCAGCCCTACCCACGGATCGGCGCGTACATCGGCGTCCGTACTCCGTGCCAGCCGCTCGCTCGCCCGGACGGATCGGTCGACTCGGCGATGTGCCAGAAGCTCGCGCGCTGGCCGAGGGTCGTCGTGGACGTGAGCCAGCTGCTGATGCAGCCGAACGTGGCCCCGACGCTGCGGCACTACCGGCCGGACATCGAGATCATCCCGTACTTCCTGACGACGCACTGGTACCTGCCTGACACGTTCGTCACGCAGCCGTGGGACAAGACGTTCGCCGCCTACTGGCACAACAACCTGAAGGCGACGGGCGGCATCGAGAACTCATGGCCCAAGGGGCTGCAGGTGAACATCGCGAGGAAGGCGACGGCCGACTCAATGGCCTCGCTCGCCGTGTGGGGAGCGAGGCGCCTGGGGGCGAGCTCCTGGTTCGCCGACTACTGGTGGCCCGAGGTGAAGACGATGGGTATCGGCAGCAACGAGCTCAACGACCAGGTGCGCATCGCGAACCTCCGCGCCTGGGCTAGCAAGATGCGCAGGGAGCTCGGCCCTGGGTTCCGGATCTACGGCAACGGACCCGGAGCGGAGAAGACGGGGCTGGACGGCACGATGATCGAGGGGTTCCCCGGCACCCTCGCCCCGTTCTCAAAGGCGATCACGCAGAAGGACGGCGACTGGCTCAAGAGCGAGCACACGCCGGGCTCGTGGGGCGATCCACGCCTGGTGAGGTTCATGCTCGGCACGGCCTGCATGACCGGCGCCACGGTGACCTACGGATTGCAGGAGGTCACGACGCCCTACCAGGCCGAGCTGTGGTTCCCCGAGTACGCCGTGGATCCACAGGGGAGGCCGGACCCCACCGGGAAGTACGTCGGATGGCTGGGGCAACCGCTCGGCGTATGGGTGCGGCTGGCGAGCGGGCTCTATGTCCGATTCTTCGAGCACGGCGTGGTGCTCCTCAACCCGACCGGCGCGCTGATCACGCACGACTTCGTGTATGCGCGATGGAAGGCCATTGGCAGCACGGTACCGGTGCGGGTGGTCAGCGTGCCCGGGACAGATGCCCTGTTCCTGTGGGGTGAGTGATGGCTGCCCATTGCCCTCACTGCGGCTTCGAGTTCAAGGAGCTGGCTGTCGTCGGCTCAGCTCAGTTCCCAACACTCGCACCGCTGATCTGTGAGTCGTGCGCCGGCATCTCGCTCATCGTCGAGGGCATCGTACGGAAGCTCACGCCGGAAGAGATGCGCGCTGTGCAGCGGTCGCCAGCATGGAGCGATGTGCTCAAGCCGGTTCGCGACCTGATCCTGTCGTCGTTTGCCCCGCCGGCCGACCGAAGTAAGACGATGCTGACTGACGGCTCGCCCGTCACGGCTGATCATCGAACGATCCAGGCCGGCTCTGGCATGCAGAAGGCCTACGTCGTCCTGACAGATGACGAGCGATCCAAGGGGTTCGTGCGACCGCTGCGCGACACCTATACCCACCTGAACTGCGGGACCGACACCACGATGGGCCGGAAGATCGCTGAGACGTACGCCCGAGATCCCGGCTTCTACAACGGCACGTTCTGCGTCCACTGCCACACGCATAGGCCGCTCAGCGAGTTCGTCTGGAAGGGCACCGAAGAGCAGGTCGGTTCGTGATGCGCGTTCTCCTGTTCGTGCAGACCGGTCCCATGCGGCCGAAGTGCGTGCTTCGCGTACCCAAGTGGTTCGGTTGGCAGAAGGTCGCCGAGGCGTTGGGCACCACCTGCTTCATGATGCCGACCAGAAGGATGGCCGACGCATCTCGCGCAGCTCGCTGCGCCGACCGCTCGTGGCTGGTGGAGTGTCACAACGCCGAGGACGGGCGGGGCATCATTCGCTGTGGCCCGGATTGGACTGGCGACATGCCAGAGGGCCGCATCCTCGCTAGCTGGAGCAAGCTATGAGCGGCGATCGCGGCTGGTTCGAGAAGTGCGAGTGCGGCTGCGGCAAGACCCTGTTCCGGGAGTGCGTGGAGGTGTGGGCGTTCGTTGCATTCCAGGCGTTCATGTTCGTGGTCGGAGCGGCAGCGTTCGGTGGTGGCATCGAGCTGGTGCGCTGGTGGCTCGCGACGAGATGGGGGCGTCAGTGAGCCGGGTCTCGGGGTTCCACAAGGCGCGACCGGGCAAGATCCACATGCGTTGCCCGCGCTGCGGCCGCAAGCAGTCGAACATGGATCGGCACCCGGAGCACGATCACCCGACCGCCTATCTCGTGGAGCTGCTGTGCGACAAGTGCGGTGCAGGCTGCAAGGATGATGAGCCGGCCTACTTCACGAGACAGGGCCGCAAGATCGACTACTGGCGCTGGTGGGAGCGACGAGAACGACAGCTCGATAGGTCGAGAGTCGCGGGTCCTTCCGCGAGGCCCCCCTGCGGGTGACGGCGACCGCGTGCTATCGCTAGCTGTAGCTCCAGAAGCTGGTTGACAGGTTGACAGAATCCGCGCAACAGGCGCGGTGGCAAGGGGTTCGGCGTGTCGCACGGTGTCAACTTGGTTGACAGATTCAGCGTAACGGTTGTCGGTTCAACGGGTTCGCTCGTGTGTGACGGTTTTCTCGTCGCGACTGAGGCCCGGAGCGCTTCGCGATGACGAAGAAGCGAGCGGCCGCGGCCAGCGCGGGTCGGAAGCGCGCGCCGCGACGGAAGCCGGCGAAGCCTGCTCCGAAACCTGCGCGCGCTGTCGCTCCGCAGCAGCGCGTGTCTCCGGCCCAGTACGCGCGCCACCGCGGGGTCTCGCGTGAAGCGGTCTCGAAGGCGCTCCGCGAGGGGCGGATCCACGCGGACTCGCGCGGGCTCATCGACCAGGCCGCAGCCGACAAGGCTTGGGCTGCGAACACGACCGCGCGCGCGGCGCCTGGTGTCCGGGCGGCCGCCCTTTCGGTGGACGGATACATCCCGTCGATCGAAGGCATCACGCTCACCGATGCCCGGACGATGCACGAGCTGACGAAGGCGCGTATCGCCGCGCTGCAGCTGGCGCGCGAGATGGGTGAACTCGTGTCCGCGGCCGCGGTCCGCGACAAGGCGTTCCGGTCCGCCCGCGCCGCGCGCGACATCCTCGAGAGCATCCCCGACCGGATCTCGGACACGCTCGCCGGCATGGCCAGCGCAGACGGCATTCGAGCGCTGCTGCGTGGCGAGATCGAGAACGCGCTCGACGCGCTGGCCACCACGGAAGACCTGGGGGACTCGGCGGGGACCGCGTGATCGTCGTGGACGCCTGCCGTCCATGCGGCGCGCCGTGGCCGGGCGGGGTCGCGTGCCACATGCTGTCGGACGCCAGCGAGACCGAGCTGCTCGACTTCGCCATCCGCATCGGCCTTCCGATGCGCTGGTACCAGGCACGGAGCTCGGTCCCTCACTTCGACCTGAGCCCGGGCTGGAGGAAGAAGGCCGTCGCGGCGGGCGCCCTCCCGGTGGACCGGTACGCATTCGTGGAGGCGATGAAGCGATGGCGAGCACGGCGCTCGAGCTAGCACCGGCCGAGGTCATCTTCGGAGCAGCCTGGCGTGAGGGCCTGCGCCGAGACCCGGACATGACGATCGACGTCTGGGCGGACACCTTCCTCACGCTCCCGAACGAGACCAGCGCCGAGCGCGGCCAGTACCGGACGTCCAGAACTCCCTACGTGGTCGAGCCGATGCGCGAGCTCTCACCGAGCAGCCCCACGAAGCGGGTCGTGCTGCAGTGGGGTGCTCAGACCGCAAAGACCACGCTGGGGCTCGCGTGGACCGGGTTCACCATGCACCTGGCGCCGTGCTCGATGATGATGGTCCAACCGACGATCGACATGGCCGAGGACGTCTCCAAGGAGCGCATCGCGCCGCTCATCGAGAACGTGCCAGTGCTGACCGAACGAGCGCTCGCGAACAAGTCCCGGAACAGCGACAGCACCATCCGCCGCAAGCGCTTCCGTGGTGGGTTCTTGAAGATCGCGGGTGCGAACTCCGCCGTGAGCCTGCGCAGCACCCCGATCAAAAACCTGTTCTGCGACGAGGTCGACGGATACCCCGACGACGTCGACGGCGAAGGCAGCCCGATCAAGCTGGCCGAGAAACGCACGGCCACGTTCCGCCGCGGCAAGAAGCTGTTCGCGTCGACGCCCAGCCTCAAGGACCACTCCGCGATCGAGAAGCTGATGCTGCAGAGCGACCAGCGCCGATACTTCGTGCCCTGCCCGCACTGCGACCACTTCGACACGATTCGCTGGGAGAACATCGACTACCGGAACGACGACCCGAAGACAGCCACGCTGCTCTGCGTGAAGTGCGGGGCGCTGATCGACGAGGGCTCGAAGACCCAGATGCTCGAGCGCGGGCAGTGGCGCGCGACGGCGAATGGCGATGGTCGGACGGTCGGGTTCCACTTGAACGCGCTCTACTCGCCGGTCGGCATGTTCTCCTGGGAGGACGCGGTCTTCGAATGGCTGCAGGCGAAGAACGACCCGTCCCAGCTGAAGACATTCGTGAACACGGTGCTCGCCGAGACGTTCGAGGACCGCGCCGACACGGTCGAGCCCGACGTGATCTTCGCGCGCCGAGAGACGTACCCCGCCGAGGTGCCGGACGGTGTCGGCGCCATAGTCGCAGCCGTGGATGTCCAGGGCGACCGGCTCGAGTACCAGATCAAGGGCTACGGCGCCGGCGAGGAGAGCTGGCTGCTCGAGTGGGGCTCCGTGCCAGGGGATCCCACGCAGGGGCAGGTGTGGCTCGACCTCGACCAGAAGCTGCTCGCGCCGTGGGAGCACGCGAGCGGCCGCAAGCTGCGCGTCGAGTGCGTCGCGGTGGACTCCAACTGGAAGCCCGACCGCGTTTACGAGTTCTGCAAGGCGCGCGCGAACCGTCGCGTGTTCGCGGTCATCGGGACGAAGGAGTGGGGGAAGCCACTGCTCGGCCGGCCCCGAGCACGGAACTCCTACAGGACGCGCGTCTACCCGCTGTGCGTCAACACCGGCAAGGAGACCGTGCACTCACGCCTGCGCATCGCGAAGCCGGGCATTGGCTACATGCACCTGCCCACGGAGATCGATCGCGAGTACGTCGACCAGCTCACCGCCGAGAAGCTCCTGCGCCAGGTGGTGAAGACGACGGGCGGCAAGCACGTGGTCACGAAGTGGTCGAAGATCCGCGACCGCAACGAGGCGCTCGACCTCGAGGTCTACTCCCTGGCGGCTCTGCATATCTTGCTCGGACCGCAGGCGGCCCGCGTGCTGCGCGTGCGCGCCGAGAAGTTCTCGACGCGGCCCGACGGGTCGGCGCGTCCGGCGCCAAGTGACGCGCCGCGGCCGCCGGAGGAGGTGGGCCCGGCTCCGGCGGCGCCAAAGAAGCCGCCGAAGCGACCGTGGATGGGGCGCCCTCGCGGCGGCGGGTGGGTGAAGGGGTGGAAGCGTTGAGGCGCAATGAGTTAGCGCGCCAATGGCTTCTCTTCACACCGGCCTGCCGCTGACGCGGTGAATGGCGCATATTGTTGCATTATGTTCCATCGTATGGCATGATTGCCGGTGAGGGAGACAACCGTGGGGGCCATCGATGGCTGATCCTGAGCCGAAATCTCGGTACCGCGTGTCCGCCACCAAAGCGGCGCGGCGCGCGGGCAACAAGCTTTTCTCCAATGCCAAGCACCGGCTTTGGCTGATCCGGGAGCTGAAACGGCTCGCGGACTGGCCCGACAACGCGGATGAGTTCGACCACGAGAAGGTGATGGGGGCGGTCAAGCTCGACTTCTATGTCGAGAGCAAGTGGATTCGTATCTTCATCTACGAGGACAAGCCGCGAGAGACCGTGTGGGTGATCGGCGCCTTCGCCAAGAAGTCGAATCGGCTGACGACCGCCCAGCAGATCAGCGTCGAGACTGCGGTGAGTCGTATCGAGCAGGAAATCAAGCTATTCGAGAGACAGAAGCGCCAGGAGGAGCAGATGGGCAGGTTGAAGCTCATCGAAGGGGGAAGAAAATGACGGCGTCGCTGAGGGTCACGAAGCCGGAGAACATGGATCCCGACACTCTGATCGAGTGGTCCAAGAACGCCGCAGCCGTCGCGCAGAGCCAGTGCAGCGAAGCCGAGGCCTACTTCAACTCAATGAAGCGGCACTACGGCAATGTCACGCTCTTGCTCGAACGGATGCAGATGGTGCGCGATGACGCAGGCAGGCAGGAGGAGGAGGGCGAAGCCGAGGAGATCGTCTGCACGCTCACAGAGGTTGTCGAAGCCATGGATGCTTTGCGAAATGAACAGTTCTCGGATGGCGCCTCGACGCTCGACGATGAGGAGCGAGCGATACTCGACACTGAGGACGGCCAGGCGGCAGATCGGCAGCTGGCTGTGGAAGCACAGGCGTTCCTCAAGGCCTACTTCCATCACAAGTCGAGACTGGGCCTCAGAACGCAAGAGGACGTTGAAAGGCTCACCGGCATCAGCCGTCGGTACATCTCGGCCATCGAGTCGGGTAAGCACAGGCCGCAGTTCAGAACCCTCAAGCGTCTCGCCGACGCGTTCGGCGTCGACGTCACGAACATCATGGGTTCAGCCGAACGAAAGGCTCGCTAGTTGGCCATGGGACCTATGACCGACGACAAACTGCACATCGCGATCGCTGGCGTGCAGTCCTACGCGAGCGCTGCGACTCGGAGCATCGACAAGCAGGAACTCCTCCAAGGCATCAATCGTAGCCAGCAGGGGCTCTCCCTCGGCCTGACCGGGGAGTAGCCACGTCTGATCCCACTGCATCGAATCGCCCCCCGGCAGCTCGCGCCGCCGGGGGGCTTCGTTTGTTCGGATGGAGCATGTCGGATCAGGCCGGCGTGTAGCTCGACTGGTTGACCTGCGCCAGCACCGCCATGTCCGGGTCGCTGTCGTACCAGACCTCGAGGTCGAGCCCGAACGTGGACGCGAGCCCTCCTCCCGGCGCGGTGATCGACGCGACCACGAAGTCCATGAAGAACGGCAAGAACGCCGCTCCCAGCGTCTGGTCGCCGCAGTAGAGCGCCACGGTCTGCCCGTTCGCCTGCTGCAGCGTGACCGGCGCGGTGCCCCGCTGCGTGAAACCTTGTCCAGCGGTGCTCACGAACGTACCGCTGGCGAGGTTGCCGACCTTGAACGCGATCGCCGCGGCCGACTCGTTCGCACCCGAGCGAAGTCGCTGGACGACCATGATCGCACCCCGGCAGGGGACCGCGAGCGAATCGCGCACCTGTGATGCCGTGAACGCCCCGGTGAGGACGTTCGGATACTTCTTCATGAAGAAGCCCATGCTTCCCTCCCTACGGTTGACGGCGCCCGGCGCCGCGCGGTCAGTGCGACTTGCCGTTGCGGGCCGGCGCGGCGCCGGCGTGACCGTTGACTCGAGCGGCAACCGCCGCGGGCAGTGACTCGCGTGGACCGGCGCGGCGCGTGCCGGCCTCATCGCCGGCCTCCTCGTCCTGGCCCTCGTCGTCGTCCTGCTCTTCGTCCGGCGGCGCCGGCTTCGGTGCTTTCGCCACGCGCTGGAGGTCCTGCCCGTAGCGCTTCGCGAGCAGCTGCTCGTCGCGACGCTCCTCGAGGATGTCCTCGATGTCCTCGCCGCGCTCCGCGAGGATCCGCGTAACCGAGGTGAGCCCCAGATCGAGCTCCATCTCGGACGCCTGCACGTCCTTCAGCGGGTCGACCCACGGCCAGCCGCGCGGGATCCAGCGGTGCGCGGTGTAGCGGCGCCAGTCGCGGCCGTCCAGCGGCAGCTCGCCGGCGAGCATCGCCGCCTGCAGCCAGCGTTCGAAGATCGGCTGCAGGAAGGCCTCGATCCACCAGATCTGCAGCGCGCGCCAGAGGTCGCGGTCCACGAGCTGGGCCGCGCGCATGCTCGAGTAGTTTGCCTCGGCGTAGTCACTCGCCAGCTGGGCGTAGTTGACACCCAGGCAGGCCGCCACGTGGCGCTTGATGTCCTTGGTGAAGTCGGTGAACGCGTCGGAGGGCTGGCTCGGCGTGAACGCCGAGAGTTTCTCGCCCGGTGCCAGGCGCGTAATCGTGCCGGGTTCGATCTCGGTCTCGACCGGCTCCGCGCCGCCGTCGGGGCTCTCGTCGGCGCCGGCAAGGGACTCGTCGGTCTGCTCGACGAATGCCATCTGCCCGGCGCCGGCGCGCGCCCCCACGAGCACCGCCTCGATGAAGCCGTTCAGGTGCTGCCCGGGCACGATCGCCGGCGCGAACCACGAGATGCCGCGCGCCTGGTTGAAGCGCTCCGAGATGTAGGCGTGGAGCACCTCGCTCGCGGGCACGCGCACCGTCTGCCGGCTGTAGAACGCGTTCGAGTAGAGGCCTTCCATGACGTGGTAGGCGAGCGGGCGGCCCACACCGTCCACCTCGACGCCCAGCCAGACCTCGCTCCCCTCGACGGGGAACGACGTGGACAGCCGGTCGTCGATCACGTCCGCGTCCAGCCCCTGGAGCGACAGGCCGTGCGGTTCGTCGGGGCCGACGATCGGGCGGATGAAGGTCTCGCCGTCGGTGATCGCCGTGCGGAAGGACAGGCGCTCGAAGGCCGAGAACGTCATTCGGCGGTCGATGGACACCCGCTGGGCGCGCCACCGGTTCCAGGCGGCCTCGATCACCGCGTTCGCGCGCTCGTCCAGGTTGCCGCTCGCGTCACGGACCTGAGCCTGCAGACGCATCCCGCGCGGGCCCAGCACGTTGGTGGTGGCCAGGCGGATGAACTGGGTTGCGAGGCCCTCGTTGCGCCCGAGGTCGCGCGCGCGCGCGCGCAGGGTGCGCAGTGCGCCGCGCAGCTCCTCGACCGGC